GTGGACAAGGTACATATCGTTTAAATCGCGGTAGCAATATCTTATCATCAACATCGATGTTCGGATCACAATGGCAAATCTATACTGTCAATGAGTATGGTTATCATTATCTTACAGATCCAAGTAGACCAATTTATCCATTAATTGAGAACAGCGGTAACAATATTAATGCTGCAACTCTTCTCGGATTAAACAAATTATTCATCCAAGAAGAAGTAATCACAAACGTTAATCTTACCTTTACCGGCTACAACGAAGCTCTCTGCAAACGTGACGTTGGTCTAATGATAGATGCTATCATCTACGACCTAATCTACGGTGGGTATTCTAGATCAGTTGAAGCTGCATTAAAGTATTATCAAAGTGCCAGTGGACTAATTGCACTAGGGTTAACTGGTAGCCAAGAAGCTGGATTTACTAATATTATTACTGGCAGTCAAAAGGCCAGTACGCTGGCTGCTATTGCTTATATCAATACTCTAGCAGAAAAAGTTGTTAAAAACGAACCAATTACTAGAACTAATACTAATGTCGAAGCTGTTCAAATTATCAACTTCTCGTTGACTAGAGAATCAACAGCGGTTGGTACAATCAGCGCATTGATTAATACAATCTATAACATGTTAGATAATCCAACCAATGTTAACTTTCCAAAAGATAACAGAGAAATGGATGTGTTCTTGATGAACGATGCTAACATCCTTAGACAAATTTCAGTACAAGGCCACGGAGGCTTTGCGCAGGTACTTGATCCAGAAGGACAGATCCTTAATAAGTCTCCTTACTCGCAGCAGGGTTCTATTTTCTCTGCAAGTAATAACAAACAAAGATTTGCCGGTGGCATGTTCATTGACGGTTATACCGGTAACCAACTGTATAGAGTTAGAAGTAAAACAACCGTTGGCAGCGAAGCAAACTATGTCTTTGAAGTTGACAAATTAGTTCGTAGACCGCAACTGCCCTGCACTTTTGTAGTTGAAGGCATTACCTATAAAGTTAATTATCTAAGAAATTATGTATTCAGTACAGGAGCAAATGGGTCTAGTGCTACATTAGTTTTAGATAGTTCAACACCATATACTAACACAATTGCCGGCATTATTACCGGATGCACCGGTAGTGGATCTGGATCAACTGCAAGAATTACATTTCCAACGCCTAGAGCTAGTGCTCCTTTTGTTGTTGGAAATAGAATTGACGTTAGTGGATTTGGTGGAGATGCCAGTGGTTACAACGGTATTCAAACCGTTACTGCATGTACAACTACGTATGTAGAATTTGCCAGTGGGGAAACAGATGCTGGCACAGGCGGTACAGTTGCGGAATCTTTTGAACTAATCACTGCTGGTTATCGCAGTATGTTGAGCAACGACTGGACACAGATCAACGACATGGGCTACGGACTATTTGTTACAAATAGTGGTATCTCAGAAGCTGTTGGTATGTTTACTTACTATTGTTACAATGCGTACTATGCGTCCAACGGTGGCGAGATACGTGCAGTTGGTGGTTCATCAGCACACGGAGTCTATGCGCTAAGAGCAGAAGGTGCAGATCCTAAAGAAGTACCAAATGCTGTTACCGTTGGTAGAGATTTTTCACAGACTGTTAATGTATTGTCAAGTGGACAATATAGTAATGCCAGAGGCGACAACGAGTTGTATGTAACAGGCTATACCTACGAACCACTGCCAGACAGTGTTATTGACGTCATGCATTACAGAGATGCAACCGCTGCTGCTGGTCTACAAATTACAGCAATTACTCCAAGTGGTTCAAAGACTAATTTAACCGTTGCTAGTGCTGAAACATTGTTTGCAGCTAGAGACTACATTCAAATTACCGGTATTAATAGTGGAAGTAGTTTTAGTCCGCTGTTTAACTATCAAAGAACTATTTCAACTTTTAGAATTGACTCCGTAACAACTAACACCATTGTTTTAGACTTTGTATCGACTAGTTCCGGTACACTTAATATTGCAGTAACTGGCGCAAGCTGGACAGGGGGGATAGCTACTGTAACCTTTGCTAACCAGACTGTTAACCCGTATGTTGTTGGACAACGAGTTATAGTTTCTGGAATATTAACATCAACAGGTTATAACGGCACATATAACATTACTGCTGTTACGCCAACTTCTATTTCGTACCCTGTGGTATCAAATCCAGGTGTTTACGGCAGTGCTGGTACACTAGCAGTCATGGCAGTGTTAACCGGTGTTAAACGTACATATTCACTTAACAGTCTAAACTACGGTGACGGTTCGAGTTTTGGTGGTATTCCAAACAACACCGCTAGATTATTCTTAGAACCACTTTCTACTCAACCTGGCGAAACAGGATTATACGCTGCACTTCCGACAGGCACACCTATTACAATTAGACAATCTAAGAGACTATGGCTAAATGGTGTATCAGATTTTTCTGCTGCTAAATCATCAACTGCACTGTTGTTTAATGCAGACGATCCGGATCTTGATGTCAACGATGTTATTACCTATGCAACTGACGAACTTGTTAATAGAACAACCGGTGGTAACAAAGAAGCGTTAGCAAGTCTACGCGAAGGGTATCGATATATAGAGATAACGGCCAAATCGGTACAACGACTAGTAGGAACTGCGTACTATGGTGCTGTTGGTGCAACTCGTATATCAATCAATGAGCTTACAGACTTATTTGATATTGCTAAGTTGAACAGCGGACGATATGCGTTTTTATGGTACGGTGTTGAATATGTTGTTACTGCATACACCGCAGGAGTTAGCGGAGTTGCAGCATATATAACTATCAACAAGGCTTTGGTAAGGGCAATTGACGGGTTACAAAGTGAGCTTACATTGTTTGTTGGTCCGAAAGTTGGCGAGCAGGCTTCTATTACTGTTGCAATATCTACACTTAGGGCCACTGCATTCGACTTATTAGATATTGGTTCTGGTAGCTATGCAGATACAAACTATCCAAACAATATCTTTGGATCACCAGTTAACCCTAATCAACCAGCCAATGAAGCTGCCGAGGTTGGGAAAGGTCGTGTTTTCTATACAACCATTGACCAAGAAGGTAACTTCAAAGTTGGTAAGTTGTTTGGTGTTAATCAATCTACTGGTGAAGCAACATTAAGTGCTAGAATTTCTTTATCTAATATTGCTTCTCTGCAATTATCACAGGGTGTGCCAATTGGTGAGTTCTCAGCAGATCCTAATTTTTCAAGTCCAAGTTCAAGAGCTGTTGCCACTGAACTAGCAACCAAATTATATATCGATAGAAGATTAGGCCATGACGCCAGTGATAGACTAAACACTGATAGAATTGGTCCTGGATTTATTGATACGTCTGGTAAGAACTGGATGACTGCTAACCTTAACATGAATAATTCTGGTAGAATCATTAACATGTTAAATCCTTCGGCCAACGACGATGCAGCAACTAAACGCTGGTTGTCAGTACCGCATCTAGGCGGGTATGCAGGCTCTGCTCCATCAGCTGGTAATTTGTTTGTTTATACTGGAACTAATACTGCTGATCTCAACGAAACTATTGTTGCAACAGAAGGATTTACCAATGCTGCGGTAACTGGAGATCTAAGTGTAACACTTGATTCCGGTGCTAGAACAATTAACTTTCAGATTGCTTCGGGAGCAATTGCTAACGCTGAAGTAAACGCAGCAGCGGCAATTGAGCAAAGTAAACTTACCATTGCTAATTCTATCACAACTACTAGTGCATCTATAACAGGTGTTAGTGCTACTGCAACTGGTGGCATTGCTACGCTAACATATACTAATCAAAGTAATTCAGTTACAGGCGCAGCCACAGCACCAGTTACAGCCGGTCAGAGAGTTGTTATCAGCGGTTTTGCAAATGCGGCTCTTAACGGGGTGTTTGCTGTAAATGCCAGCCCTGCACCTACTAGTACATCGTTTGCCTATACTCCAACTACAAATCCAGGTGTTATTACTCCTGCAGTAACAGGTGGCGTGATAACCCCACAACGTGGGTTGTCTACATTTAACATTGGACAGTTTGATTCAACTAATGGCCATATAGCAGTCAAAGACAACGGTCTAGCACTTAATAAATTAGTCAAGGTTAGTCAGAACAAGGTTTTAGGTTATGTAGGTGGTAATACAACTAATAATGTTGAAGAAGTATCGTTATCCGACATTGTATCTAATGGTGGCGCGGTATTAAAATCATTGTACAGCTCCGTTGGTGTATTATACCAAAAAGTAGGCGGATCAACTGCCAATGCAGACCTTACTGTATTACCAGTAACATCAACTACCTATACAACCGGAGTAACAGCAGACCTTGTTAAGAGCATAGTAAGTCGAGACAACAACGGCAACGTTGGAGTAAACGAACTTGTACTCGACGGTGTGTTGAAGATGAGCAGAGGTGCTGGTAATCTAGGCAGCGGTGCAGATTACACAGTCATGGACATTTTGGCAATTACTGGTGGTAAATCCACAGTAATGTATGGTGCAGGTTCTCTTCAAAAGGGAAGGATTGTAGTACAGACGTCGGACTCGGGTACAGCAGTAGACATTACTCGACATTTTAACAACAAACATGTATTCTCTGACACTTCCGGCGGAACAACAACATATGTTTGTACACCGAACCTAGCATCTGCTGAAAACTTAGACCAGGGTGCGGCTGGTAAAATTTATGGTGCATGGACATTAGAAGGCACTTCTAAGTTTGAAGCAACCTATGCTGACTTGGCAGAATATTACGAAGGTGATCAGGAATACGAAGTAGGTACTGTGCTGGTGTTTGGTGGTGACAAAGAAGTTACTACAACCAAGACAGCCGGCGACACAAGAGTAGCAGGTGTTGTTTCTAATACAGCAGCATACTCAATGAACTTCGAATGTCCGGGTATTAAAGTTTGTATTGCCTTACAGGGTCGTGTACCAGTTAAGGTAGTAGGCAAAGTTAAGAAAGGCGACATGTTAGTAACATCAAGCATTCCAGGTGTTGCAGTTGTTGCAGGTGCAGATGTCAAGGTAGGAACTGTGATTGGAAAAGCAATTAGCTCATACGATTCAGATCATATCGGAGTTGTTGAAGTATCAATAGGAAGAACATAATGGCTAAAAAAATAATAAATGTAAATAAACCAAATGACTTTATCAACACGGGTTCGGCACCTAATGCTCGAGACGGCGATAGTCTTCGTAGTTCTTTTGCGAGATTAAACGATGCCATTGATAACATTGATGCAAACTTTACAGAAGTATATGCACTGGCAACAGGTGGAACGCTCAACGGAACACTTGAGATTGACATCCAAGGTAGTGTAGTTGGCAACGACTCAGGTGTTATTGTCAATGCCTCTAACAGCAATGTAAATGCAGCCAAGGTAACTGCTGGTGCTATTGAAATTACCGGTAGTACAATATCAACAACTGATAGTAGCACAATTATTATAGATCAAGCGGTCACTGTTAGCAGCAACTTGACAGTGGGCGGCGATGTTTTACCCAGCGTGGCTAATGGTGGCGATCTAGGCAGTTCGGCTAGACCTTGGCGTAGTCTGTATGTCAGCAACAACACTATCTACATTGGTGGCACAGCCGTAGGAATAGATGCTAATGGTGCGTTAACCACAGGCGGCACAGTGGTTGGCAGCACACCAGCCTGGGCCAACATCACAGGTAAGCCAACTATACCTACTGGTTTTGATAGGCTGACCAGCAGTGGTGATGAAGTTATTTTAATTGGTGGTGCCAATCCTTTTGTTACTTTTCCTGCTATAACTGGTGGGGATCAATTACAGATACAAGGTTCTGAAGTTAGCACAGTGTCAGGCAGTCTTGCACTTACTTCACAGGACAACCTTAACATAATATCAAACGGTTCCGGTCTTGCACCTGGCGGATCAAAAAATTGGACATTTGGCACAGAAGGTAGCTTAACCATACCCGGCGATATCCGCAGCGAAGGCAATATCAACATTGAGATCAATTTAGATGATTCAACCAAACGCATTTGGCAGTTTGGTGAAGATGGTGAACTCTCATTGCCTGAAGGTGCTGTGGTAAAAACTATATCTGGAAACTTGACCATTGAAGGTCAAAATTATGTGTTTATTGATTCTGCCAGTAATGGACAGATTAATATAGGCACCAGCAGTGGTGTAGGGGCAGTGGTACTAGGTAGTAAATCCAGAGGCACTAATGTGGTAGTTGATGATTTACAGGTCGCAAATGGCGTCTATGAATTCTTCAGTAGTTTAGCAGATGCTACCGGTGTAGTAACACACAACTGCGCCAACGGACATCTATTTTATCATACAAGCCCAGATGCCAACTGGACTGTAAATTTAACTAATTTAATTGATACATGGAATAGAGCTACCTCAGTGACCCTAATCATATCGCAAGGCGCTACAGGTTACTATCCTAGTGCAGTTCAGATTGCAGGTGTGGCACAGACTATAAAGTGGCAGGGCAATGCTACACCAACACCCAGCACCAACAGAACTGATGTGGTGACATTTAGTATCATAAACAATTCTGGCACTTACATCGTGCTGGGACAACTAACAGGATTCTAATATGCTGGGTTCATTCACAGGTTCATTTAAGTTTGGTCGTCGACGACGCCTCTCACTACTGCCAGCGGGATATGTTACTCTAGCTGGGTTGACATGGGCTCCTATGACCACTGGTGGGACCTATGCAGCAGCTCAAACCCACGCCGCAGGCTTCACAGGTCTAGGCTTTTCGGCAGGCACATGGCGAACGGCCACTGTTGCAGAAATTCAAAGTCTTGCAGCAGTGCTGAGTTATGCTGATGCTCAAAGTGTTTACGGGTGGGTATTTTCAAGTCATGCTTACAATATTTGGACTTCAGAATCTGGGCGTGTGGTTAATTTCTTCACAGGAGCTAATGTTGGAACTGCAAATAGTAATCAATTCAATTTTTTAGTTTGCAAAACTCCTGCATAATTAGATATCAATAAACGGTAAATATATAAAAGAGAGCGGATATGGCTATACAAACAATTAATATTGGCAATGCAGTAAATGACGGGCTAGGCGACGACTTACGTAGTGCTTTCCGAAAAGTTAATTTAAACTTTGCTGAATTAGCAGTACAGCAGACAGTAACTGGCACAAATCTAGGTGCAGGAACTGGTGTTGGCGTTTTTAAGCAGAAAGTTGGTGCCAATCTGCAATTTAAATCCTTGGTCAGTGACGGTAAAATAACACTGACTCCCGGTGCTGATACCATTATCGTAGGTACAACACAGAAAGATTCTTTTAGTTCAATTGCCACAAACAGCGGTAGCATTACTGCTAATGTAACAACAAACTACGATCAAATTACAATTCAAGGTGGTGCTAACGTAAACGTAACTGCTACCGCTAGAACAATCACTGTAGAAACCAAACAAGATTTAGCAACAATCTTTAGTGATGCAGATTTTGGACAACTAGGTGCTGTCCCAGGTAACTTGCTGACATTTTTAATGCAGGCTACAGATATTGATTTTGGGACTTTTGAAAGCCCTACCGCATTCGAATACGATGCTGGAACACTATAACGGAGAACAAAAATGGCTTTAAGACTTAAGAGAGGAAATACTACCCAACGTTTAGCAACTACACCAGTTGACGGTGAGCTAGTATTCGATACCACAGAAAATAAACTCTATGTAGGTAAAAACAATACAGCCGGTGGTGTTCCTGTTGTATCGGGTGTTATTGGTGGTCTTGTTGGATCAAACATTGATCTAAACGGCAGAGACATTACCGGCACAGGTAATATCAATATTACCGGAACAATTACTGCCAGCGGAACAATTACCGGCAACGGCGACCTAGTGTTAGGTAACGCTGCAACTGATAATGTTCAGTTTGGTGCAGATATTAATTCAAATATTGTTCCTAATACTACATCATTAACTTTAGGTGCCACTGACAAAGTCTGGAATACTGTTTATATACAGAACATTGCAAATACTAATGCATCAACAGCAATCAACGTTAATTCAACATTAGTTTTAAATCAAAACACAACCGTTGCTGCAAATGTAATTCCAAATGCAAATGGTCAACGCAATTTAGGTAGTTCAAATCTAGCATGGAGCGGAGTGTATTCTGATCAGTTTAAGTCGTCAGGATTAATGATTTCTGGTAACAACGTTTCTGCAACTGAATCAAATGCTGACATTACACTAACTCCATCAGGAACAGGATCAGTTGCAACTGCTCGAATCAACGCAACTTCTCATGTAAACATCGGTGGTGTTAATCCAGTTCACATTGAAGATGTAGGTGGTACTGCTCAGTCTATTCACTATTTTTATGATAATGGCGCAGGACTAGGCCAGATTACCGAACGAGCCGAACAACGAAATTATACCCAACTAGTAAACAATGCTGCTGAAGCTATTTCTTTTGCGCCAATTGACGGCACCGTAATTAATGCCGCTAAAATTACAGCCAGTATTTTAACTAATGCAGGATCACAGATAATAGAATTTTTATATTTGTATTCATCGGGAACAGGACAAGTTACCACGCTTTCAAATACATGGGTAGGAACTAAACCTATTAACACTGTGGGATTGCAGGGCGGTAGTCAATCTATTATTCAGTTTGTTACAAATACTACTGCAACGGCTGGAATAGTTTATAAAATAAAACTTAAACAAACATTATTTAGAAGTAATTAATTATGGCAATAACCTGGAATACTCCCCCTGGTACTCTAGGCACGTTTAACGAAAGAGCACCTTTAAACTTGCCTTTATCGGCGACTTCAACAACAACAATAGCCTATTCCGTTATTTCTGGATCGTTACCTGTTGGTGTAATCTTAAATTCCGCCACAGGAGTACTAACAGGGACTCCAGTTGAAATAAAAAATACAACACAGAGTAAATTTGTTGTAAGAGCAAAAACTGCCAGTGAAGTCAGTGATAGAACATTTTTTATTACAGTCAATGGACCAGATGCTCCTGTATGGAGAACCGCCGAAGGATTCCTACCAGTTGGATTTAATAACTCCTATTTTGTTCTTGACGATTCATATGTTGACTTTCAATTAGAAGCCATCGATAATGACAAAATTGCCGGCGATATATTATACTACTATATTCCAAATAATAGTGGAGAACTTCCGCCGGGACTGACACTTTCTGAAAATGGACGTATTAGTGGATTTGTTGCTGCTGTAGAAAAATTAGAATTTAATCAAAGCACTGGTAATTACGATACTGGCGCCTACGATTTTATCCCATTTGATCTCGGACAGGTATCAACCACAGGCTTTGATACATTTACCTACGATAACACAATCTTTGATTATTCGGAACCCGTTAGTCCACTTAGACAAGTTAGTAGATACTACTCATTTACTGTAGCAGTAACCGACGGAGTTACAGAAGCACAACGAAATTTTAGAATTTACGTAGTTGACGAACAATTCTTAAGAGCAGATAACGCAATTATTCGTTCTTCTGACAATGTATTTAGAGCAGATAATAATTATCTAAGAAATCCTCTGTGGATAACTCCGCCTAATCTAGGTAAGAGAAGAGCAAATAATTATGCAACTATCTATCTAGATGTATACAATCCAATTACCCTAGATCAAAATATTGTATTTTTCTTAGATCCTACCAATCCCGACGGTACTGTTAGTCAACTACCTAATGGTCTTCAATTAGATAGTATTCGTGGCGAGCTTGTAGGAAAAATTCCATACCAGCCTAGAATTTCAGTTATACACAAATTTACAGTCAGAGCAGTATCATTTACTGCAACTACTTTTGCCAGCAAGTATACGTCTGTGGGATCATGGGATCCAGATATAGTTTATAAAATTGGTGACGTTGTTAAATGGATAGATCCTGAAATTTATAATGACAGTAGTATATTAAGTGGAATAGGCGAATCGCTGTATGTTTGTCTAGCAGACAATTTAAATAGGATCCCGTCAAACACAGAATTCTGGAACGAAGGTGCAACTAGCACACTAAGAACATTTACTATTGATATTGTTGGTGATATCGAAAGTGGTATCTCGTGGATGTCAACTGCATATCTCGGATCTGTTAAGCCCAACGAAACTTCGGATTTGTTTGTGCAGGCAGAAAGCCTAACCTACGGCGGCAGTGTAAATTATGTGTTAACAGGAGGAACACTACCGCCTGGGCTTGAATTACTAAACAACGGATTAATTATTGGAAGGGTTAATCAAGTAGGAACTGCTAATCTACCAGGATTAACAAGATTCTATGACGGTGGTCCTAGCTCTAATGCTTTTGGAATTACATTCGATAATGGTACCTCTACATTTGACAAGGTCTTTAAGTTTACAGTCAAGGCTAGAGATCCAGCTAGTATTTCTGAATTTGAAAAGACATTTTTTATTAGAGTGACCAACGAAGACAATTTACAATATACCGACTTATATCTAAGAGCACTACAAACACAAGATAAAAGAAATGAATGGTATAATTTTATTACCAATGGGGCCATTTTTGATCCAAAAAGTCTATACAGGGTAGGCGATCCAAGTTTTTCTACACAGGCTAATTTGCAGGTATTATTATTTGCAGGCCTAGAAAAAACCGAATCTATCAATATTGTACAGGCAATGAGTAGAAACTTTTACAATAAAAAAATAAGATTTGGCACTGTTGCTACTGCTCAAGCCAAAGATATAATAACACAAGAAGTAAAATATGAAGTTGTGTATGTTAATATTGTAGATGAATTAGAATCTAAGGGAGTTAGCATAAGCAATGTAGTTAATTTACAAGATACTATTTCCAGTAAAGTTCTAGTAAGTCAAGACGAAATTAATGTTGACAGTAATATACTATTAACCAGTGATTCAGATAATCAAACAGTGTATCCAAATAGTTTTAAAAATATGAGAAATAGATTAAAACCCATTGCAACACGCAATAGAGATTTTATGCCACTTTGGATGCGTAGCATACAGCCAGATGCGCAAGTTGAATTAGGATATACTCGAGCACTAGTACTCTGCTATGCTAAACCTGGCAAAGCAGCAGAAATTGTAACCAAAATTAAAGCCAGCGGATTTGACTTCAAGCTAATTAACTTTGAAGCAGACAGAATTGTCATAGATTATCTCAACAAAAATGTAGGGGATAAATACATTGCATTTCCGCAGCGTGGAGAAAAACTTAAATGACTAGTAACATAAATTATGCAGGGATAAACGAAAATTTCCCTATTGCAGGACAGGACAACGATACTCAAACTTTTAGAGATAATTTTAATACCATCAAACAAAACTTTCTCGATGCGTATGACGAAATTACAAGTTTACAGGCTAATACCGCTAGAACAAATACGGACAACGATTTTGCAGGCGTTAAAATTAGAAATGCTGTTTTACAGAATAATCTAGAATATGCTCACAATGCCGGCACTGTTGGCAGTGAATTTACCGTCGATGGCATTGCTAACGTTGACTTCTTAAATGGGCATTACCAAATTTATAGATTTGATGCTAGTGTTAACGTTGCATTCTTAAATTTTCCATCTGTAGGTTGCGGAAAAGTTACTTTAGAACTCTACGGTGACGGCACCGAAAGAACTCTTACACTGATTGCTCAAGGTGGTACAACTTTTAAACGCAGTGTTGTAACTACTTCTACAAATTCAACTGTTAGTTTTCCAAATCCAGTTAAGGTAACATCAGCAACCAATCCGGTAATCATAGAAGTTTGGTCAAACAATGCAAACACTATCTTTTTGAACTACGTGGGAACGTTTGTCTAATGTTTTTTCATCCATTTGAAGGCGATCTTAGTCAATTAAAAGACAACGAAGTTGAAGATCGCCTTCAAGATCTTACAAAGAAATATTTCATAGCGGCCCGCACGGGCAACCAAGAATTGTTGACACAGCTCTCTACTTTTGTTACAATATACAAAAGTGAACTAAGTAATCGCTTTAGAAGCAAATTACAAAGTGGCCAAGATAGAGACCTGGATCAATTAATTAATGTCGACTAATACAGTAAACACAACCGAAGACTTAATCGAAGGCGTATTAAATTTTGGACCAGAAGTCCTTAATGACTGCGTCTACGATTCAAACAATGTTGATGTTTCACAGTATTTTGAAAATCTAACAGAAAAATTTTTAAATTATCCAAAACCAGTAACAGAAATAGATATTTCTAAATGGTTTATTCCCAATGACTATTATCCAAACTTAACAGAATATTTGTACGGGTGTTGCACAACTCCGGAACAAACTGATCGCGTGAGCATGGAATTAACGTTATTCATAAAACACGGAATGTACGATGTATTACACGTTATGAAATATATCGTAGATACTCTTAGAGAAAATAATATAGTTTGGGGAGTTGGGCGGGGAAGTAGTGTAGCAAGTTATGTACTCTATTTGATAGGGGTACACAAGATAGATAGTGTTAAATACAATCTGCCAATAGGCGAGTTCTTCAAAGGAGAATAGAATGGGTAATGTTTATACAAGTATGCAAGGTAAGGTAATTGACATGGAGAAGCTTTCAATTAAGAACGAATTAACTCCTGCAATTGGAAATATGAAAGTCAATGCTCGCGGAGACGAGATTGGCGATAATGGTAAAATTATCAGAACAAGAGAAGATATTCTCAAAGATTATTATAAAGATAATGCTCGAGCAATCGAAGAAGAAACCAGCAAACGCACGAAAGGCTAATAATGGGTAAAGTTAGAGGTAAGCTTCGCGCTATCAATGACAAGGTCATTGTGCATAATATGCACTTTGGCGAACAGCATTCTAGCGGAGGGATCGTCATTATGGGCGATGACGGAAAAGATCGCGGTATATATCCTCGTTGGGGTCAAGTTTATGCCAAGGGTCCATCTAGTACAGAGGACTTTGAAGTTGGTGACTGGATTCTTATTGAACACGGTCGATGGACTCGAGGCATTGATTATGCCGAAGACGAAGATCTAGAACCAACAACAATTCGAATGGTGGACCTTAAATGTATTTTAATGTGGTCTAAAGAAAAACCAGACGGTGTTCATATTGCTAAAACGTTTGACGTTCCGCAGGCTGTGGATGCTTATAGATTGGAAAACAAATGACAAACCCTTTTAGAGATCAAGAAAAGTTCATGCGGGCGTGTGATCAAAGCGTGGACGCATTCGATGAAGCACAGTACAACATGTACAAGAGTTTAATCGATGAAGAATTTAAAGAACTTCAAGAAGCCTTTGACATGGAGGCTGAACTAGATGCACTAATTGATATCTTAGTTGTAACTATAGGTGCTATTCATAGTGCAGGATTCGATGCCGAAGGTGCATGGAAAGAAGTTATGCAGACTAATTTTGCTAAGATTGATAAAGATACTGGCAAAGTTCGTAAGCGTGAAGACGGTAAAGTTCTTAAACCACTTGGGTGGGTTGCACCTAATCTGGTACCATTCCTTAAAAAGTAATGGGGTTTAAAAAGAACTGGGATGCTAGCGATGTTAGCTCCCAAATCCGAGCAATAGCAGCTACCTGTATTAGTCCGTATAATGACGGATACACGCAATGGTATGCTAAACAAGATCTGTATCAACTAAAATTTGTGTTAGACGAAGCATTAAAACAATGCCCCACCTTTGCAGACGAAGAACAATGGTTGACTGAACAAGAACAAAAGCGTATAATTAAGATTTTAAAGTCTTAACTATGCGAATTGGTATTATAGGATTTGGTTATGTGGGCGGGGCAATTGCCTGGGCCCACAGAGATCAGGATATTATTATTCGAGATCCAAAATTAAAAGCATCCGCTGACTTAGACAAATTTGTAGACTGTGATGCAGTATTTGTCTGTGTTCCTAGTCCCTGTGTAGACTCTACTCTAGAGAACGGTAAGTGCGACACGTCAATACTAGAACAAACACTCAAAAAATTATTGTTTGTTTTAATTAATAAACAAATTCCAATCATCTGTAAAACAACTGCTCCACCTAGTGTATATGCACGTTTACAAAAAGAATATCCTAACATTGTGCATTGTCCAGAGTTTTTAACTGCTGCAAATAACCTCACCGACTACATGAACACAGAATATTTTGTGCTAGGCGGTCAATACGATTGGTGTGTAAGGGCCCGAGAGGTTATTCATCTTGGTGTATCAGTTACACATGATAGATTTATTATTACTGATATAAAAACTGCCGCACTATACAAATACATGATGAACAGTTACCTGGCAACAAAAGTAACGTTCATGAATGATTTTAAATTGCTTGCAGATGCCGAGGGAATTGATTGGAACGATGTTAAAACTCTGATTACATATGAAGATCGTATTGGTAAGAGTCACATGGATGTTCCTGGCCCCGATGGGCAATTTGGTTGGGGCGGTGCTTGCTTTCCTAAAGATATAGCTGCTATAATAGAGGAAAGCATAGAACTAGGTCTTGACTTTGAATTAATGCAACGAGTCGAGTCGATTAATAAAAAACACAGAAAATAAATGAGAAATCTTAAATTAGTAGATGCAGTAATTGCATTACACGAAATTGCTCGCACAGTGGCGGAAGAAATTGGCGTAGGTCAATTACATGACGATATCCGAAACTGTGCTGATAGATTACATGAATGCTCGCTCTTTGACAGTAGAAATAGTACAATAACACAAGACATTATTAATAAGGCAAAAGAATGAAAGAACTATGGGTAGAAAAATACCGTCCTAATAAACTAGGCGGATATGTATGGCGTGATGACAATCAACGTAAAACTGTTGAGTCCTGGGTCAAAGATAAAAGTATTCCTCACTTATTGCTAAGTGGACCGCCTGGCATTGGAAAAACTACCATGGCAAAAATGCTAATTCACGAAATTGGCATTGAAGATTACGATGTATTAGAAATTAACGCAAGCCGTCAACGTGGTATTGATACTATTCGTGATACAATTACAAACTTTGTATCAATGATTCCGTTTGGTCCCTTTAAGGTTGTATTGCTAGACGAAGCAGATTATCTTACACAAGAAGCGCAGGCAAGTATGCGTGGTGTTATGGAAGAATTTCATAGCACAGCAAGGTTTATTTTAACCTGCAACAAGCCGCATATGATCATGGATGCACTTAAGAGTCGGTGCCAACAATTTCACTTTGAGAAAATTGATCAAACAGAGTTCACTGCTCGTGTTGCAACTATCCTTGTTGAAGAAAATGTTGAGTTTGATTTAGACAC